ACACCATCATTGGATTAATACTGGAGAATATATTGAAGCAACTGACGACCGTGTTAAAAGGATTATCGATAGTTGGCGTGGTGTGCGCCCTGTCATACATTATAGTGTTTCACGGGAAGAGCATCTTAATGGCCATGCCACAGACTCCGCTCCCTCCCTACTTTCACTAATGGAAAGTGGACACAAAAAAGCAAAACTCAGAGCACATTCGAACTTCTACTGGAACACAGCAGTGAACGAATGGGCACTGAGTTTTTGGGATCAGTTTGATATTATGTGCGAAAGCAAGGCTAAAAATCTAGCCTCGTTTGCACTACACAAACAAGCGATTACTTCTTAGGGGCTTTCTTAGCAGGAGCCTTTTTTGCGGCTGCTGGTTTACGGCCAGCGGCCTTTTTCTTAGGTGCTTCTGCTTTAGGTGCCTCAGCAACTGGAGCAGGTGCTTCTACTTTAGTTTCTTCCACTTTAGGTGCTTCAACCTTGTATGGTGCTTCTGCTACGGTTTCTTGAGACTTACCGCCAAATAGTTTTTTTAATAATGACAACATTCTAGTGTCCTCCATGAGCAAATATTTATAGTTTACTAATATCATCCAGGCTCGAAACAGTCTTATCCCATATGATTTTGCGTTCTGCACCTTTTTTCTGTGCAAATCTCTTAGGATCGCAACTAGGGCAACAGTGAAAGAAATTATTGTTTAACCTATTAGGATCCATTGATCCTTTAGTCCTAGTAAATGTTTCACCGCAGTTATCACAGCGCAGGACTACAATAGTTTTTTTACGTTCATAAGTATGCTCACGACCAAGTTTACTAGTTCGTGTATGCTGACTTTTTTCTGTATCTATACGTATGAACATCAGTTATTTACATTAAGGTTATAAAATTATCTGCTAAATATTGGATACAAAGTCTTTTTTGGAGTATTCAATGGCACGTAAAATAGTCGACATCGGCGTATCAGGTAATGACGGAACTGGTGATAGTATCCGTGAAGCGTTTAGAAAAACGAATGAAAACTTCCAAGAGTTATATGCTGTTTTCGGTCAAGGCGGATTTTTAAAGTTCACTGACCTTAGCGATACTCCTGATACATTAGTAGGACAAGGTAATAAGATTCCAGTAGTTAATTCTATTGGTACTAGTTTAGTATTCAAAGACTTTTTCAGTCCTAACGGTACTATCCAGTTTGATTATTCCGAGCAAGAAACCTTTGATATTGTTAGTGTATCAAGAAGTAGCAACGTTGCCACTATTACACTTTCAGCAAACCACAATTTAGATCCTGGACAACGAGTTACAATCGCGTCCACAGACAATACTTCATTTAACACTACTTCTGCCCTATTGTTAACTGGCACAGTAGACAATGTTCTAGTATATACAAACGCAGGAACAAACTTATCAACTAGTGCGGCAACTGGTACTATTACCAGTTACGGTTCCGTTAAAATTGATACATTAAGTTCTAAATTACAGGACGACCCATTACCAAAATTACAATATGCGCTGGATGCACGTAATCAATTAATCGGCGGCTTACGCAGTCCTATTAATCAAACAGATTTCCAAACTGCTGTTAATAGTTTCAACACACAGCACGAAACTCTTTATAGCATAGATTCCTTTGCTATTAACAAAGGTTATGCCGACTCCAAATATGTAAACATTACAGGCGACACAATGACTGGTCACTTAAATGTGCCAGCAAACGCCACAGGTAACCAAGCACCACGTGCCGCAGAAGTTGTATTAAAAACTGGCGGCGATATGACTGGTGTGCTAAACTTAGCAGATCATCCAGGCGGACTTGCAGGTGCTGGTACGCCTAACGGAGAAGATGACTTACAAGCCGCTACAAAATATTATGTAGATAATTCAAGTTATTCAAGCAGATTTAACTTGTACGTTACCACAGGCGGTGACGACACACAGGCACGTACACCGCGTGGAAAAGAAGGACGCGATCGTTCTTATGCTTATGCAAGTATTAACAAAGCCTGTCAAAAAGCAGAACAATTAGTAAATGATGCACCATGGGAAACTGGTCCTTATCGTCAGTTAATTGCCTACGGTGGCGGTGAAGCGTTCTCTGAAGTTACAAGAATTGAATCTGGTGCATCTGGTACTACTCGTGTTTACTTTACTAACAACGGTGGTTCTCGTGTTGACCAAGGTCAATTACCAAAACCAGATATTGTCTCCGGTAAGATTGTTGTTGGACGTACCAGCGGCGCACAGGGTTTCATTTATCAATACTATGGCTCCGATGGTAGTTCAAGTATCGGCGAAGACTATTTTGACTTGCAGGATGTTATTGGTGATTTTGTGCCTGGCGAAAACCTAGAGTTTGACCAAGCAGTTAAAAATATCCAAATTAGTATTGTTGTTGAATCTGGTATCTATTTTGAAGACTATCCAATTCGTGTCCCGCCAAACGTTGCTATCGTTGGTGACGAATTGCGTAGATGTATTGTTCGTCCAGCGGACCGCCCAAGTCGCAGTCCATGGGTTGACGTTTGGTTCCGTAGAGATAAAACATTTGACGGATTAACTTTAACCAGCACAGAATACGGTTATCACTATCTAACAGACCCGTCTGATATTTTAAGTGAACCAAAGAACAACAGAGACCTTGACGTATTCTTATGTAACGATGCTGTTATTATTCGTCAGATTACCTGTCAAGGCCACGGCGGCTTTATGATGGTACTTGACCCAGAAGGTCAAATTTTAACCAAGTCTGCATATATTCAACAGTCCGGTTCTTTTGCAGGATCACTAAACAAACAACGTTTTGCTGGTGGACAGTATGTTGACGGCTTTGCTGGTAACGTTCCTCTTAAGATTCAAGAAAAAATCAGCGACACAGAATTCCTAGTAACAGGCAGTGAACGTGCTCCAACAACTCCTTGCTCATTTGTTATTGACGGAAGAACTTTTAAAGTTGAAGCATACACTGATGACGGCAACGGCTATGGAAATGCTAGAAAATTAATTCGTCGAAACATCGACTTTATCAAAGCAGAAGTTATTGGTTATATTAATACAGAACTAAGTCCACCATTTACATTCAACGAAACCAAATGTGCTCGTGACGTTGGATTGATTGTTGATGCACTAGGTTACGATCTAGCACTAGGTACAAACTTTAATGCTGTACGTGCTGGACAATCATACTATCGCGGCACACAATACAGTATTCTTCCAGACCAAAAAGATGAATACTTAGATGCGTTAATCTATACAAGAACATTAATTTCTGATGTATTAGCCGGTAACTCTGTTGCACGTCTAAGAGCAGAAGCAAGTTTTGATGAGATAACAGATATCATTGCTAACGGTATTATTTCATCAGATACAATTACATGGTCAGATCCGTCAGGTGCTCCTACTTCAAGAGTAAATGCAAAAAATCTTATTTTAGATAACATTGAATTTATTAAAGAAGAAATTATTGCCTGGATTGCTGAAGAATATCCAGACTTTGTCTACGACGAAGACAAGTGTCGTCGAGATGCGGCATACATTTTAAATTCTATTGTTTACGACTTACTATATGAAGGTAACTCGGCAACTGTAGAAGCCGGATATCAATATTACGATGGTAACGGAAGTTTGCAAATTCCTGGACAAACATTGCAAACCACAGAAGCATTGGCCTATGCCAGTGGTGTTGCACAGTTAGTTGTTACTAATACTCCTGTTCCGTTCCCTAAACAAAGTGCTGTAACACAGGTATTTGATTTAGTTAATCCAGGTAGCGCAACTGAATCTGCTAGAGTAGGTGTGTTAATGGGCTACATTAATACTATTATTTTAAGCGGACGTGAAGCGGCTCCTACTATTGAATATCCAACTTTCTATAGTGTGTCTGGTTCGTTAACAGACAGCAGAACATTATTGTTAAACAACAAAGAAAGTATCAAGTCTGACACATTAGTTTATCTACAACAAAGATATAGTTACAACCAAGATACTTGTGCTCGTGACACTGGATACATCTGCGATGCTATTGCACACGACATTTATTATAGCGGTAATTTAAAAACAGTTCAGGCAGCTCTAGCATACTTCAATGCTAGTGCTAGTTCTAAGATTGTTATTGACCAGCAGTTGGCCAACACACTTGCGGCTATTAACTACATTGAAACATTGATATTAAATGTTATTAATAACGAAGATCCAACAGTACGATATCAACAATCTGTTCTACAGTATATCGATACCGATATTACCGATGGCGGCTTAGCAGAAGCAACTATTCAAGATTTGTTTGACGAGTTCATTGGCATTTTAGAAAATCCGCCAAGTGCTCGTGGTGCTCGTGCATTGTTAGTCGATAATAAAGATTTTATCAAAGCAGAAGTTATTAACTACATTAACAACAAATATGTAGGATTTACCTATGATTCTGCTACATGTCAACGTGACGTGGGTTATGTAATTGATGCTATTGGTTACGACTTAATGTTTGGCGGCAACTTCCAGACAATTACAGCGGCAAGATCTTATTACAGAGCTTCAGCCGCTGTGGCTGTTGGCGTACAAAAAGCCGCAACTATTGACGCATTTACTTTCTTAAGAGATGAAATATTATCTGTTGTTAGTGCAAGTGCTACCGCAGTTACTAGTGTAACTACCAACATGAATATGTTCTTAGATGTTATTACTAACGGACTAACTCAAGAACCTGCAATCGTAACTCCTGATCCAACAGGCTACGATGTAAATTATAATCGTGCTAGAACACTGATTGAATCTAACAGAGAATTTATTAAAGCAGAAGTAATTCAATATATTTCTAACAACTATGTTGGATTAAGTTATGACCCTGCTGTATGCTTACGTGATACAGAATACATTTTAGATGCACTATATCACGACCTAACCTACGGTGGTAACATTCAAACATTGATTGCTGGTAAGGCTTATTATTCTTACACAACTCTACAAGTTGCGGCTCCTGAGAAACCAGCAACATTGGCCGCATATGGTTATCTACAAAGTCTAGTTGAAGACATTGCATTAGACTTACCTATTACTGCATTACAAGGTGGTGTTGCGCAGGTTCGCGGTACTCCAGGTAACAGTTCTGCCAGTGCTACTGCTGGACAGCGTATTGGAGAAATTTTAACAATTATCGACCTTGGGCTCGGTTCTGTTCCTTCAACAATTACTCCAAGTACTGCTTGGGTAAGTGCTGGCTTAACTGGTGCAAATTCTGCACTACAAAGTGCTAAGTCAACTTTACAAACTGCTGTAACAAATTATATCGATGCTAATTATACAAACACATTAGTTTACAATGAAGAAATTTGTTCACGAGACGTTGGCTTTATTGTTGCCGCAGTTTCAGCAGACTTGTTATATGGCGGAACATACTTAACAATTCGTGCCGCACAGCGTTACTATGTAGGTACTGCTAGTAGCCGTGTTGTATTAGAAAATCAATTATCACAAACATTAGATTCATTTGCCTATGCCAAGGAAGTTGCACAGGCTGTATTGAATCAAGTTCCACCAACATTAAATTATCAAGTTATTAACGATGTTGCTGTAGAGAATAGAGTATCACAGGTATTCAGTTCTGACTACGACGGCTCTGCATTTGTTACACGAGCAGGACAGTTGTTTGATTTATTAAACGAAGTTATTACAGACCCGGAAGTAGATGTTTCAACAGTATTAACTGGTGCCAAACCTATCGTTTACCCAACATACAGATTAGTTCTTTCTACAACTACTCCTGTAACTAACGACTTAGAATATACTATTTCTACCTTCACTAGCAAGGCAGACTCGGGCGTCGGGGATGGATCTTACGATGTAGTATTCAGCATTGTTACGCCCGTTGGAACTACTGCTCCTAGAACTAAAACACGTTATAGAGTGTTTGGCAACAGCAACTCTAACTATAACAATGATGCTGTAGAGTGTGTAGCATCTACACTAACTTCGATGACACTACGTTATCCAAGTGACCCGGGTGCATTTGGCACTGGCACTACTACCATAGAGTATGTAAAAGACTTTATGCTACTAAGTGCTGGTAACACCAGTATGTGTTCAAATGACTTTACACAGATTAACGACTTAGGTTATGGACTGGTTGCTACAAACATTGGTTTGATTGAAACAGTTTCTGTGTTCAGTTACTATTGCTGGACTGCTTATTATGCCAACAACGGTGGACAGATTCGTTCATTGAACGGTTCTAACGCACACGGCGAGTATGGTATTATTTCTGAAGGTAGTGATCCATTAGAAGTTCCAGATAAGTGTAACTTGTCAGACAACATGATGCAGGTTGCTCGTGTTTACAAACAAGGAATTTATAGCACAGACAACGATGTTGGTGATTTACAGGTATTTTTCTACCAACATGATTACTCACCATACAACGTATCTGAAGTTGAAATTAACCACGGCGCTGGCGTTGTTACAGAACTAGACGCAACTAGTTTAATCGGTGGTAGTGGTTATACCAACGGCACATATATTAATGTTCCGTTAACAGGCGGAACTGGTAGTGGTATCACTGCTAACATTGTTGTGTCAGGAGGTGTAGTAACTACTGTAGGTTTAGTTGCCGCAGGTATTAGATACAGCGAAGGTGATATTTTAAGTTGCAGTAATACAAACGTAGGCGGAACAGGTTCGGGCTTCTTTATCACTGTTAAAACTATTATTGGTAACGGTATTGCTCGTTACGAAGTTGCAGGTGTAACTGATGTTTCAAGTACCTTGGCACAGTCTGTTTCTGGAACACCACTTAAGACTGGGCCAACAGGCGGAAAATATTACGTAACATATTCGTTCACTGCTGAACCATATACACCAAGAATTGGTGTACCTTACACAGTTAGTGGATCAACAACTTCTGGGTTTAACGGTGTATATACTGCTACCGCTAGTACAACATCTAGTGTTACACTAGAGTACAGTACCAATCCTGGAACATGGGCAGGCGGTTTGGCTAGCCTATGGGGCCTAGGCAACGTTCTACGTCTAAACATCAACACTGGCGGTAATAATGATACTGCTACAAACGGCTTGGCCGTAGCATTGTCACATGACCAACCAATTATTATTCGCAGTAACCAAAACTTTAAGTTCTACGAAGTCGATGACACTAACCCGGTTCGTCCAAGTACTGCATTGACATTCGTCGGTGATCCCGATGCAGGTGCTATTGTTTATCGTGTGTTAGCATACGGTAACAAAGGTCCATTAAATGAAGACCTTGCGGTAGACGAAAGTATTCTAGGCTTCGATACAACTTACGATTATGTAAAATTACTAGTCAATGCAGAAAATGTATCTAACGCTGATCCAGATAATGTTGGACAGACTATGGGGTCGACTGCTGGTGATACTAAGATTGCCATCGACCGTGTAAACGAAACTGACATTGAAAGCAGACTTAATACCGGAGATATGATTACTGCCTGGGATGGCAAGATTCATAAAATTTTAAGTTACACTGACATGGGGTTATTAGCCGGTTACGCTTATGTTGAAATAGAAGATGTCGCTGATAAGTGTCTAGCAGGAACATCTGCTAGCGGTATTAATACACCAGTTGATCCAGACTTTAACTTGGATATTTCTGAACCTCCAACATTACGTGCAGGTTTATCTAGCACAGAGCCAGCAGAAGTTATTGTACGTATTAGTACTTGCCGTGTTACAGGACATGACTTCTTAGACATTGGTACTGGAGGCTATAACGATACTAACTTCCCAAGCAAGATTTACGGTGCTCCAAAAGAACCTAACCAAGCACGTGAAGTTACAGAACGTACAAGAGGACGTTGTTTCTATGTAACCACAGACCAAGACGGTATTTTCCGTGTAGGTCGATTCTTTACAGTTGACCAAGGTACTGGTCGTGTAACGTTTGCGGCATCTATTGCGTTGTCAAACTTAGACGGTCTAGGATTTAAGCGTGGTGTTACAGTTAGTGAATTCTCAAACGATGATAGATTTACTGACGGTGCTAACGATGCGCTACCAACTGAAGCGGCAACACAAGGTTACATTGACAGACGTCTTGGAATGGATCGTACAAATAACGTTCTAGATCCAACTGCACTAATTGGTCCAGGCTACATGGATCGTGCTGGTTTGTTAACATTTACTGGTCCAGATCCAATGGACATGGGCGGATTTGTTATTGCTAACTTAGGTAGTCCTACTGCTGATACAGATGCGGCTAACAAGTTATATGTTAGAAATCAAGAACTAAGCGATGACAGAGTTGATACTTCAACAAGTCCAGCAAGAAGTTTAAATGATTTATTAGTTTATAACGGAGTTAAATGGATCAACGCTGAAACAGTTAGCACAGGCGATATTCAAACTTCATTGACTCCTGGAACTAAAAATCTTGCTTTAAACATCAAGTCTAATGTAATTATTAACGCAGACGTTAATTCTAGTGCGGCTATTGCACAAAGTAAGTTAGACATGAATAAAGCAACTACTCGTGCAAATGCTACAAGTATTGCACAGGCAGATTTGGGTCTAGCAAGTTTCAAGAGTACAGAATTTACTGCAACTAACGGTTGGATTGAGTTGCAAACATCCAGTTCAACAACTACAGGTGTATTACAAACTAAATTACAGTATATTGCCAACGACACTTATTTAGGTAATAATACAGGCAGTGCTACATATCCTCGTCAAGTAACATCTGGACAGATTGTTACCAACGGCGATGGTATTAAGAATGCGTCATTTGCTCCAGGATCAGTAGGTAGCAATGGTCGTGCAATGATTTTAACTGCTATTGGTCCAAACGCTTACAGTACAACAAACATTAGTACAAGTGCTCAGGCTAGTTCATTGATACAATCTGATGGTAGCGGCCGTGTTGCTGTAGCACAGTTAGACTTAACTTCAAGTAGTTATAAGACCTTAAGCGTCAGCGGAACTACACTGACTATGACTACACCCGGTGCTGTAGACTTCTTAACAGCAGTTGGAACTACTTCAGCAGGCACAACTATTACCACAGTTGGTACTTTAAGTGCAAACGCAATAACATCAGCAAGCACTACAACATTTAGTCCTGCTAATGCTAACGTAACACTAAGTCCAAGTGGTACCGGTACTGTAACTATTGCTCCGGCCAGTGTCGGATCAATAAACAACGTAAACATTGGTGCAACTACTCGAGGTAATGGTTATTTTAAATTGTTGTCTGCTAACGATACAGTAACCTTAACTGCTAACCAAGCAGTAACAGGTGCTGCCAACGGTACTGGTACATTACAGGTTACAGGCGGTGCAGGTATCAGTGGCGACCTACGTGTTGGTGGAACTATCTACGGTGCTGTTACTGGTACATTGGCTGGTACACTGGGTCTAAGCACATACCTAAGTTTCACTGCTGGTTCAAGTTACGATGGTAGTACAACACGTACAATCCAAACTAACGCAACAAGTGCGGCCACAGGAAGCACATTAGTTGCACGTGACGTTAACGGTGACTTCAACGGACGTTATATTAACAGCAGTTACTTTAACAGTAGCGACGATGTAAGTGGTGGCACCATTACATACATAATGGCTAAGTTTGGCGATAACTACTATCGCTCTGCTACAGCCGCAAAAGTTGCTTCGTTCATTAGCGGACAGTCAATGAACATTGCAGGTAATGCAAGTACAGTTACAATTAACTATAACAACGATAGTAACAGCACATATCAAATGTTATGGGGTAGCGGTAATAGTGTATATGGCACAGGCGGCATTTATTGTAATCCATTTACCGACACACTATACGCAACATTATTCAATGGTACTGCTACAAGTGCTCGTTACGCTGACTTGGCTGAAAAATACTTGTCAGATGCAGAATATGAAACTGGTACTGTTGTAGTATTTGGTGGTGATGAAGAAATTACAGTCACTGACAAACATAACGATACTAGAGTTGCTGGTGTTATTTCTGAAAAACCAGCGCATTTGATGAACTCTGATTTAGCAGGAAAACATCCACTAGCAGTAGGCCTAACAGGACGCTTGCCATGTAAAGTACTTGGTAAGGTTAAGAAAGGTGATATTCTAGTTACTGCGGCTAAGAAAGGTTACGCAATAGTTAATAATACTCCATCTGTAGGAACTATTATTGGTAAGAGTTTAGAGAACAAAGACGATTTAGGCGAAGGCCTAGTTGAGATTGTTGTTGGTAGATTCTAAGGAAAATAACATGGCATTATATGATGATTTACAAGAGATTAACCTAGGAAATGTCGTCAACGACGGTACTGGGGACGACCTGCGTACAGCCTTTGAAAAAGTTAAAACTAACTTTGAATATCTGTACAACAACGGTTATGCTCCAGTTAGTGCTGAAAATATAGGCACTTCAGGACTAGGTGTTTTTAAACAAAAGAACGCAGACAGCAATCTAGAACTTAGAAAACTAGATGCGCTAGGACCACTAAGATTACAATTAGTAGGAGATGTGTTGCAGTTAGATTTACATCCAACGGCTACAGTTGACTTTAATGGGCAGGCTATTAATAACATTAGTACTGTTACAGCCACTACATTTTCTGGCACTTTAACTGGAAATGTTGTAGGTTTAATTAGAAACGGCGGAACTGCAACTCAAAACCCGTTTGTTGATGTAACACTTTTAGATAGACAGGTAAATACATTTGACTATGGACCCATTGCACCTACGTACTACGATCCAATTACTTATTTGTTAAATGAAATTGGAACGGACATGGGCACGTTTACCGACCCGAGCCCTATAAGTATAGACGCTGGACCCATAGCATAAGGAGAGAATAGAATGGCATTACAAATCCGTAGAGGAACAACCGCTGAGAGAACCGCAAGAAAATTCCTCGAAGGCGAACTAATTTATGATACAACACTTCAGCAAGTGTATGTAGGCGACAGTACCAACGGCATCGACGGAACAGCCGGTGGCAAATCAGTAACTGCGTTTTCAGACGAAAACGCAAGAGATGCAGTTGCGGCAGTATTTGCAACAGGTACACACACAAATATAAACTTTTCATATGTTGACGATGGCAACAATATTGGTAGTTTTAGTGCCGCTGTTAACTTAACATCTACTCCTTATGTTGGTAACGTGAATGTTACTGGTCTAGTTAATGCTAATGGTTTTAATGGGTGGCTTGAAGGTAATGTATTTGCAAGCGACTCAACTCTCCTTGTTGATTCGGGTAACGGAAGAATTCCAGCAGAAGTTGTTAAAGGTACGTTTACAGGCAATGTAACTGGTAATGTATCAGGCAATGTAACTGGTAATGTATCAGGCAATTTAACAGGAACAGTATTAACTGCCGCACAGACAAACATTACCAGCGTTGGTACGCTGACTAGTCTTGCTGTTAGCGGCGCTATTACTGGTTCTAGTTTTACTGGTGGTGTTGTTACAAGTTCCATTACTACTACTTCTGGGGATTTAACTGTAACTCCTAACACTAATTTTTCAAACGGTATCGATGTAACAGGTGCTTCTACATTTGGAAATGTAACAGTTACTGGCGTCGGTACGTTTAATGCAACTGCTGGTAGCCCTACATTATTAAAGGTTACTGATACTTCAACTTCAGGCGCTCGTCCTATAGCATTAGAAATTAATGGTCGCGCATTAGATTTGCTAGGATCTGGCTCTGCTATGGAGTTTAAAGTAAACAACGGTACAACAACTGAGCAGTTAGTTAAGTTAGAAGCATATACACAGTCCAACTTAATTCCTGCACTAAGTCCTGGTTTAAACTTTAAAGTTTACAATACTGGAACCAGCTCATATGACCTAATTCCCCTAAGTTTTGACGGAGACGGTGTACTAGTAAGCGGAAATTTTGTACTTAACGATTCTTTAATATTAAGTACAGCCACTGCACCTACTTCATCTAAGGGCGCATCTGGAGATGCTGCCGGAACTGTTATTATTACAAATTCGTACATTTATCGCTGTATTGCAGATTATACAACCGGCGCAGCCGATATTTGGGTCAGAGTAGCATTTACTGGCGGTACTTGGTAATAAATTTAATTTCCCGGTACCGATAAATACAGTATCGGGGATTAAACAATGCTTAATATATGGAATCAACCGTCTGGATACAGTTTTAATACTTACAACGAACGACAGACCCAGACTATACCTCTGCCTATAATTCCAAGCGCAGACTTAACCGGAGTAACATTTTCAGTTATCGCAGGCAATTTGCCCAGCGGGCTACGAGTCGCCTACGATACAAATTTAAGCACTTGGGTTATCAAGGGCTCTCCTTTAGAAGTTTCTACTAACACAACATCTACATTTGTAATCCGTGCATCTAACGGTACAGAAATTTCCGACAGAACATTTACAATGACCATTGCAGGTCCAGACGCACCTGTATGGATCACTCCTGGTCCAAATCCAGACATTCAAATCTACGATTTTGATCCAGAAGCAACTTATATCCCAGATACTGTTATTAGACATACTGTGTCTAACGAAAGTACACTATACAGAACTACAACTACTGTTTCAGGAGTGACTCCTCCAAACAGTACATATTATCAAGTTTTCACAGAAGATACCGGATTACTACCAGTCGGTCCAGTCACAACTAGGGTGTCGGCAGTTGTTAGCGCCAAACGTCAAAGTAACCTTGTTACTATAACTACTGCATCCGCTCACAACTTTGTATTTGGAAATATTGTAACTATTGCTACCAACGTTGCGGCATTCAACGCTGCCAATGTAGAAGTGCTACAACCATTGCCTTTAGACGGAGAACAGTACGAAGAATATCTAACAAGAATTTCTACTACAATTACCTTTAATAAACTTGGTGGCGACCTAGGTTCACAAACTGTTTCTGGTACTGTTACATTAATTAAAGATCCGTTAACATTTGTGTTAGATAATACACCTGTAGATTTTCAATTAGAAGCAACAGATACAGATTTGTCATCAACAGATACTTTGGAATATTTTATCGGTGACGGCGATGGAGAACTTCCCCCAGGTCTGTCTATGAGTAGCACAGGAAGAATTACTGGTATTATCGATCCTATCCTTGCCCTAGACGTAACAGCACGTACAGGATTCTATGATACAAACTTGTATGATGCCTATGCCTATGACTTTGGTAAGCGTCCTAACATAGGAGAAGAAGATTATTTAAATGTTGTTACTCCTAGAAAACTAAATCGAAATTACGAATTTATTGTTACAGTCAGCGATGGTGAATCTGTTGCTAGAAGAAGATTTAGAATTTATGTAGTAGGCGATGACTTCTTAAGAACCGACAATACACTTTTACAAGTTGGTAACGGTGCTTACACGGCAGACTCTACATACTTAAGAGCACCAATATGGTTAAGTGCCGCCAACCTTGGCCTAAGAAGAGCCAACAATTATGTAACTATTTTATTGGATGTTTTCGATCCTAATCCAGAAGTTGGTCCTGTAAGATATGAATTAGCCGCACTCAATGACGATTTGACTCCAAGCGTATTGCCTGACGGCTTATATATTGATTCCGATACTGCTGAAGTATTTGGATTTGCACCGTATCAGCCAGCAATTACTAAAGAGTTTAAATTTACAGTTAATGCCATTAAGTACGACAAAGAAAATTTAACAGAAGTTGAAGTCGCTATTGTAGTAGCAGACGATGCACCTATTGGTCAAACTTTCTTAAAGATACTGCCTTTACCAGAAGAAGATGTTGGCTTACTAATAGGAGACGTTATCCGTATTGGTCCTAGTATCTATACTATGACTGAATATATTAGTAATACTGTGCTAGGCGGAACAATGGCTACACTTAAACTATCCGATGCATTATTAACTAATGTAACAGACGGATTAATTATTAGAAAAACATATAACCAATCAGTTAGTGAGTTTTCAACACAGATTGCTCCGAAGACATTTACTATTGCTATCTTAGGCGAAGTAGATTCTGTAATTCAATTTACAACAGATAGAATACTAGGATCAATTAAACCAAGTTTCCCAAGTAACTTTTATGTGGAAGCAACTACAACCGTGCCTAATGCTAAATTAAGATACACATTAGTAGACGGAAGATTGCCTGAAGGACTTACATTAAAATCATCTGGTATTATTGAAGGAAAAATTAATCAGTTCCGTGCTAACAGCATTTCAGGATTTACATTATTCGACGGTGGCGATACCACATTCGACGGTGACTTATTAACCGTAGATCGTTCTTATAGATTTGTTGTTAATGCACAGGATCAATTTAGATATAGTTCAGTAAGTAAAGAATTTATAATTACAATCAGCGAAGGTACACTAACTCTGTATAGTAATATCTATACCAAACCTTTGCCTAAACAATCAAAGAGAGAATTGTTTTATAACTTTATCAATGACACAACTGTGTTTACTCCAGAAAAAATTTATCGCTTAGGCGATCCTAATTACGGATTACAGACAGAATTAAAAATGTTAATCTATGCTGGAATTGAGAGTAAAGCAATGCCAGAATATATTGCTGCCATATCAAAGAACATTCGACGTAAACGTTACAGAATTGGTAATCTTAAAAAGGCCATTGCTAAAGTACAGGGCACTAACGACATTGTCTATGAAGTGATTTATCTTGAAATATTAGATGATTATGAAATTGCTAATAAATCTGCGGCCAGCAGAATTAAGTTGGACAGAGGTGTAAACAGCCCAACAAAAATTAATCAAGCAAGACGTAATCCAGTGGACGGTTCCCTAGGAACTGTTGACGGTAACGGAACTGTTACCTACGGAAGTACATACATTAATGGCAAACTAAATGAACAAGCATTTGACAGATTTAGTCCTATGTCGACACCTGTGACTATCGATACAGCAAATGTTATGGTCAGTGGCAATGATACAGAATATGTTTACCCTAGCAGTATTAAAAATGTTAGAGCAAATATCTCAGAAGTAGGATTAACTGAAAATGAATTCCTGCCACTTTGGATGACTACTCCACAGGATGCTAGAACTGCGGCTACAGGATTTGTTAAAGCAGTACCTCTATGCTACTGTAAACCTGGCGAGGGACAGTATATTTTAGACAACATTATTAACAGAAACTTTGATTTTAATCAGTTAGATTTTGAAATTGACAGATTTATCATAGATTCTGACATCAACGATGTGCAGGAAAAATACCTAAAATTCTCCGATGCACGTTATAACATATGATAAATATCAAATAAAGGATACCCAGTAAAATGACATACCGCGAGACCCAAATAGATGAAGCGTTCCCAGTAGCGGGCGTAGACAACGAAAGCCAAGGCTTCCGTGATAACTTCTCAGCAATTAAAGATACGCTAATTCAGGCCAAGTCTGACATTCAAGATTTACAAGCATCTAGACTAGACATTTCTAGTCCAGAAACAGATCTTAGCGGAAACACCATTGCTAATGCAAACCTAAAAGGTGCCAGTTTCGAATTTAATGCAGGTGGCAACATTGTTGCTAGTCAAAACGTAAGTTTTACCAGCGGAGCATATCATGTGTACACATTGGCTGCAACAGATCCTGACGCAGGAAGTCCTTTAGAACTTACATTCTCTGACTTACCAGCAAGCGGAACATTGGCTGTTATTAGAGTTCATTTATATGGAAATGGTACAGAACAATTCTTTTCCTTTAACACAGAATCCATTGGTGACTTCTATGTAGAATCAGGATGGCCCGGTACACAAAGCGTTACTAGTTCGACAAGTCCAAAGATTTTTGAATTCTGGACTTACGATGGTGGCGTAAACGTATTTGGAAGATACTTAGGTAACTTTACAGCACTATAATGCACCCACTAGCAGAAGATTTTTCCAAACTAAAGGATGTGGAACTTGAAACTAAGATCCAAGATCTTAGTAGAAGATATTTCATGGCCGCTAGTAACTCTGGAGTTCAACAGCAGATTATTATGTTGTTGGACATGTATAAAGCAGAACTAAACATTCGCAGACAAAAACTCTGGGAAGAACAATACCAAAAACGAGACACAGATCTTGACAGCCTCATTAATGTAAGTTAAAATACTTGCATGAGGATTGATAATTTAGGTATTCCAGTATATTCAGCCAAAGACATCTTTGATTTAATTTACCAAGGTAAATTGGATGTCTTGCCTAATATTTTGGCAGAGCCTGACGATACAGACGTTAAGCAGTTTAATCTACATACTGAATCTGTAAAAATACGAGAATATCAAGAACCACAACTTTCTAAAACAGAGTTTGATTCCTTAATGCAGAGTAATTGGAATATGCCTGAGGAATACAAACAAATGGACATTGAAGGGTTCCTTGTTAACGAATGTCCTAAAGAAAACTACCAAAGACTAATAGAAGAATTACAAGAGTATAGAGAAAGAAATATGCTGGATCTACTACGCTGGCTAAAATACTTTGTAGATACTTGTCGTAAGGAAGGTATAGTTTGGGGTGTAGGAAGAGGAAGTAGCGTAGCCAGTTATGTACTATACTTAATTGGTGTACATAAAATTGACAGTTTGAAATATAATTTAGACTGGCGCGAATTCCTGAGATAAGTACATATATTAAGGAGGACATTAAAATGCCCATGAAACCAGCACCAAAGAAAGTTTATCGTACAGCCAACGGTAGAACTGTAGATATGGATCTATTGCGTCAACGCAACGAATTAACTCCAGCAGTAGGTAATGCTCGTGTTAATGCCCGCGGAGACGAACTAGGACCTGGTGGTCAAATTCTTCGCAAACGTGAAGATATTCTAAAAGACTTTTACGAACAATCCGAATTACCACAAGAAAAGGAATAATAAATGGCGGTAGTTAAAGGAACCATTAGACCGTTACATGACAAAGTCATTGTAACAGATATGGATTTCGGTGATACTAAAACGCAAAGCGGTATCATCATTCAAAGCGATGACGGCAAGGATCGCGGCATCCATCCAAGATGGGCTAAGGTATTTGCTGTTGGTCCAGAACACGATGAAGAATACGGAGTCGGTGATTGGATATTAGTTGAACACGGACGATGGACTAGAGGTATCAAGTACGAAAATGAAAGCGGTGAAGAAATTACTATTCGTATGATTGATAACGAAGCAGTTATGATGTGGGACGACGAAGAACCTAAAGACATGATTATTGGACACCTATGACAAACCCATTTCGAGATCAAGAAAAATTCATGGTTGCTTGTGACCAAAGCGTAGATGATTACGACTTTTCACAATATGACATGTACTTAAAATTAATTGAAGAAGAATATAAAGAACTTCAACTTGCAGTTGCCGCCAATGATGATGTTGAACAATTGGATGCCTTAATTGATATTTTGGTTGTTACCATCGGTGCTATACATAGTATGGGAGCAGATGCCGAAGGTGCTTGGAAAGAAGTTATGAAAACTAACTTTGCCAAGATCGACAAAGAAACTGGCAAGGTTCGCAAGCGTGAAGACGGAAAAGTACTTAAACCGCTCGGTTGGACTCCTCCAGTATTAGAACCATTTGTTACCAAAAAATAACACCAAAGGGTCTTGACGGACCCTTTTTTATTCTGTATAATAAAAAAATGAACTGTGATATTTGTAAAAAAGAATATAGTCCAGATTGCGACTACAAACAAGGAAGGTGTCCGCACCACAAACCAATGATAGATATTCAATCTAAAGATACAAGTAAGTGGCATTTTAGAATCAGCATCGTTAAAAGCGGAATGAGATTTGCCGCAGGTTATAGATTAATCCAAGGCGATTTAATTGGAGCAGGAGTGTTTATTATTATTGCTGAAGTATTAGGAATTGCGGAGGAATTATTTTGACAGACGAACGATTAGAAGAATTATACGGAACGTATCTGTCATTCACAGATACCATGGCTGGAGAATACGGGCCATTGCCTGTAGCGGCTATTATGATTGCACAGGCACTGACCATTTATAAATCTGCGCTAAGTCCAGAAGAATATGACACTATGGTGGATAATATTAGTGAAAGCAGAGATCAAGTTAAAACTTTTCAAAAGGCATCGTTACAATGAAAGAATTATGGGTAGAAAAGTATCGTCCTAAAACTGTAGATGGTTATGTGTTTAAGGATGAAACACTAAAACAGCAAATTGAAAAATGGATTAGTCAGAAGGCTATTCCGCACTTGCTGTTTAGCGGCAATGCTGGTACAGGCAAAACTACACTGGCTAAAGTATTGTTAAATGAAATCGGTGTCGAAGACACAGACATTCTTATTGCTAACGGCAGTAAGGAAGGTCGTAAAATTGAATGGATTGATAAACTAATCGGTTTTTGTCAAACTATGCCGTTTGGCGACTATAAAGTTGTGCTGATCGACGAAGCAGATTATATGAACAAAGATTCTGTTCAACCAGCACTACGTAACTTAATGGAAGATTACAGTAACAGCGTTCGCTTTATTTTTACTTGTAACTATCCACACAGAATTATTACTCCAGTTAAAAGTCGTTGCCAAGAAATTAAAATTGAACGCACAGACATTACAGAGTTTACTGCTCGTGTAGCAACTATTCTTGTAGAAGAAAATATCGAATTTGACTTGGATACACTGGACACTTATGTCAAAGGTACATATCCAGATTTGCGTAAGTGTATTAACAACGTTCAAATGAACAGTTTGGCTGGTAAATTAATACTGCCAGATGCTGTAGAAGGTAGTGCAGATTACAGAGTTGAAATGGTTGAACTGTTTAAGAAAGGCCGTATTCAAGAAGCACGTAAACTGTTATGTAGTCAAGCCCGTCCAGAAGAAATGGAAGAAATCTACACTTGGATGTACAACAACATTACTCTGTTTGGCAAGGACGAGCATACACAAGACAATGCTGTGCTGGTAATTAAACAAGGATTAGTGGATCACGTATCTATGGCAGATCCTGAAATTAATCTAGCGGCCACGCTGATTAGATTAGCAAGACTCAATGAAGCCTAAGTTAGTAAAAGCATACATGAAAACTGCGGAAACATTCGCAGAACTCAGTCATGCTCGTCGATTACACGTAGGTGCCATTGTAGTTAAAGACGATAGAATTATTAGTATTGGCTACAATGGTATGCCAGCAGGTTGGGATAATAACTGCGAATATGAGATTTGGGAAGATAACGGCGACGATGAACCTGAAACAGTTTTAAAAACTAAACCGGAGGTACTACATGCCGAAACAAACGCCATTGCTAAATTGGCCCGTAGTAATGAGTCTGGGCTTGGTGCTAATATTTTTATTACTCATGCTCCTTGCCTCGATTGCGCCAAACTTATCTATCAGTCTGGCATTAATCGTGTTTACTATGGTGAAAACTATAGAGATGACTCGGGGGTCAAGTTTCTCAAAGCATCGGGCATCGAAGTAAAACAAGTGGAGGGGGATTAACCCCTCCTAGGTTTAATCACCGTAAATAGACAACACCTCCTTTACTGCTTCGTGTCTTTCGATATCTTTCATACCAAATTGCACGACGCTTAACAAATCTAGTTGTTTATTTGCCAATCGCTCCGTGAAATCAATTAAACCGTTATCTTCTAATCTATCGGCTTGTCTTAAATCACCGGTTACGACCATCTTAGAGCCTTCTCCCAATCTCGTTAGCAACATCTTCATTTGATTTGGCGTAGCATTTTGCATTTCATCTGCAATAATGTATGCCTTCTTGAAGGTTCGACCTCTCATATATGCTAACGGGCTAATTTCAATAACACCTTCTCGGATCATATTCTCGATATCGCGAGCGTAATAGTACTCGGCTAGCACATCAAAGATGGGTCTAGTCCAGGGAGCCATTTTTTGCTCTAGGGTACCAGGAAGGAATCCATGATCTTCGTCTACAGAAACAGCAGGGCGTGTTACCACGATTTTATCTACCAACCCTTCTTTAAAGAGTTTAATACCGACTTGACACGCTATCAGCGTCTTGCCCGTGCCAGCGGGGCCCAGAGCAAAAACTATGTTTTTTGATGGGTCTAATAGTTTAAATAGATATTCTTCCTGATTACGGTTGCGCGGAATTACGTGTACGCTCTTTTTCTTCTGTGGAAGACTTTGAGGAAGTGTGTGTTGAAATGGTTGAAACTCAATAACATTTGCTCGAGGATTATTATAGCCCTCGTTGGCAAAACGTTTTTTGGCTCTTTTTGTCGTCATTAACTGCTCTCCTTTTGAGGCGTAGGACGTCATATTGTCACACTTCTTGTAGGACAACTGAGAGGTCCTACAAAAATATTTAACATCTAGAAGAAAAATAGAACTGATACTATATCAAAATCGTCTAGATAAATACTTCATCGAGGGATGACTGAAAAATGCACGATATTTTAGATATTATAGAAAACATCAACACCATATATAACAACAATAGTAGCCTTGCAATCCTTAAGGATTTCGAGCGTGTATTTGACGAGTTGGATATGTATGTATTTGAAAACTGGCGCGATGGAGAACTTATCAAAGGACCTGTCGTTGACCGTCATTGGGTCAGTGCTAGTTTTATGTGGCCTCACAAACAAATGCCTAACCCGCAGGCCGCAAAGCGTTTGATGGAATACGGCTGTCGAGTAATTTACAAAAAAGATACATTAGTCAAGCCTAGAGAAATTAAAGAACCTGACGACATTCGTCCAGGTACAAAACTTGGTAAACTAGACGAGCATCCAATTTGGATTGTAGAAGTACAGATGCCTAAGAAGTTAATGTTAGAAATTTTCCGTGGATATCATAACCAATTAATGGACGAACTAGAGCCAGCAAATAATGAAAAGGCGCCAGAGCTTACACCTCCACCAGCAGGTGAAGCCACAGCAGGCGCACCACCAGCGGCCGCAGCCGCTCCAGCACCAGGAGGAGAAGCAAGTGCCCCACCAGCCGCTTAATGAAACAAGTTTACTAGCCAACGATCTAGTTAATCTAGTAAATCGTGTATTCGAAGTAGACAATTATAAATCTAAAATGGGCGACGACGAAGATGTCGTTGTTTTAAGTTTTACTGTGGAAAGTCGCAGTCCGGCAGAAGACTTAGTTAGTTTTGTAGAAAAAGGTTACGACTTTGTTCTAGATGCTGACATGAGTCCCGGTGAATTAGAAGATGGAAAATATCGTGTGTTTGTAGAATTACAAAGAACAAGTAAAGTTACAGAACAAATCAGCGATATGTTATATGGTATTTCTAAACTAGCAGGCATTGACAAGTTTGCTTTTAGATATCATAAGAGTTTTGATAGCCTAGAGGCTAATCAAGAAAAACTAGATGAAATTATTCCTACTAATCCTATGTTGTACAAACAACGTATGCAGGAACAGGAACTAAATAGTTACGAACAGTTCTTCAACAATAGTATGTTAGAAAGTGTTCGTATGCACGGCGACATTATTGAATTTAAAAAGGTGTACGCTGAGCCATTAAAGTTCAAATATCTAGTTTCCGGCGGTACAAGAGAAGTATTAGAAAGTGTCGAAGACAGGATTGCTGTCTCATACAACGACATGGCCGAAGTTATGTTTTTAACCAAGTACATTGGCAACTACAACATTACCAAACTGGGCAACAAGTTCATGTTTGAAAACAAAGGCCGTGCAGTTATTTTGGAGAAACTATAATGAGTTTTACGTTTGATTTTAAGAAAGAGCATTTAGCAGATATTATTCATGGCAATCCTTATGTGGATCACTGGTATCATGCGTTATGCGAAATACTTCCAGAGTATGATATTAATACTCCAGAACGTGTAGCGGCTTTCCTAGCACAATGCGCTCATGAAAGTGGTGGGTTCAAATTCTTAAAAGAAAATTTAAATTACAAAGCCGCAAGTTTACGCAAAGTATTTCCTAAGTATTTTCCAACAGATGAATTAGCACAAGCATATGAAAAGAAACCAGAGAAAATCGCTAACAGAATTTATGGCAACCGCATGGGTAACGGACCAGAAGAGTCCGGAGATGGTTTCCGCTACTGTGGCAGAGGTCTTATCCAACTTACCGGAAAAGACAATTACAGTTGGTTTGCCGCTAGCCTTGAAATCCCAGTTGAAGAAGCATCAGAATACCTAGAAACATTTGAAGGTGCTGTACAAAGTGCCTGCTGGTTCTGGGAAACAAATAACCTAAACCAATGGGCAGACAAGGGCGACATCCTTACATTAACAAAACGCATTAACGGCGGAACAATTGGTTTAGAAGACCGTATCAAGCATTACAATCACGCACTACACGTATTAGGAGCATAATATGTGGCTACTTGCGTGGGTACCAGATAGTTTTTTACTGTGGATTATTCATACAGTTCTTCTGGCAGGTATTGTAGGAACAGTTCTAAGTTTCTTTTTATTACATAGAATTGTTCGCTGGTTTCCAGCATTAGCACCATATCACTTATTAATTCAAATAGTCAGCGTGACTTTATTAGTAGGCGGTGTTTATTTCAAAGGTGGATACGACACAGAAGCAAGTTGGAGAGCTAAAGTTGCAGAACTAGAACTTCAAGTTGCTAAAATGAACGACCAGTCCACAGAACTTAATAAAAAGTTAGAAGACGAACGAAAGAAAAAACAAAAAGTTCGTGTTGAATATTACAACACCGTTAAAACTGAAATTAAAGAAGTTGAAAAACAAATTAACGCAGATTGTAAGTTAGATCCTAAAGTCAATGATCTAATTAACAAAGCCGCTAAGAATCCGGAGGCAAAATGAAAAGATTACTCCTATTGATTCCCGCAGTATTGTTAACTGGTTGTTTAACAACAATTCCACCATTTCCTGAAGTTCCTAAAGAATTGCTGGAGGCTTGCCCAGACTTAAAAACTGTAGATCCACAAAACGACAAATTAAGCACTATTGTAGATACTGTAGCAGATAACTACAAACAATACTACGACTGTAAGGCTAAAGTTGACGATTGGATCGAATGGTACAACGGGCAGAAAAAAATCAGAGATAGTGTTAAATAATAGTATATTATAAAGGAGCCGAGAAGTGGCATTACATGATTCAATTTTAAAACTAATCAATAAAGAACCTAAGGACGAAAGCGCACCAAAGCCAGCACCCGGTTCTCGCAGTGAGCGTGAAGCAAAGATTAAAGATAAAGCAGGTATGGTTATTTCTGTATTTGCATTATTCCTAGCAGTAAACAGTTGGTACGGTGGTAAATTGTCTAGTACAGTTTTAAACAATACACTAGGTGCTAACAATGCTTGGGCACAATATCAAGCGAAAAACAATCGTTTAGTTAGTTACGAAATTGCTAGTAAGACTACTAGCGATCCTAAACTACGTGCAGAGTTTAAAGCAGAAGCAGAACGCATGGACAGTGATAAGAAAGAAATTGCTGTAAATGCACGTAAGATGGAAGCAGAGCGTGAACACGCTAAAAAATCTAGTCCATGGATTGGTTATGCTAGTACAGCATATCAGTTAGCCATTGTTGTTCTATCAGCAAGTATTCTTGCAGTTAGTATGGCAATGTTTTGGAGCAGTTTTGTAGTAGCAGGTATCGGACTAGTATTAAGCCTAAACGGTTTATTCCTCTGGTTCTAAAAATTAAAAGGAGCGAATATGAGCGAGTATAAAGATATGAGTGATTCAGAAAAGAAAAAAGAAGATTGGATGAACAGTAAATGGCGTCCAATGATGGGCTGGTTATACATGGGCGTTTGTGCATTTGACTTCGTTCTATTTCCAATCCTATGGTCAATGTTACAAGCAATTATGCACGTATCACAAATTACACAATGGCAACCATTGACATTACAAGGTGCTGGATTATTCCACATCGCAATGGGTGCTGTTCTAGGTATCGCGGCAATGGGTCGCACACAAGAAAAATTAGCAGGAGCAAACAATGGCGGAGCACCAACCACAGCACCAAGCGGCTTTACAGCACCTAGCGCACCTTCAACAGGATTTGGTGCCGCACCTGGGACTTTCGGTTCTGCAACACCAAGCCCAGCACCAGCACCAAGTGGCTTTGGCGGAGGCGGGTTTGGAAGCACACCTAAGGCAACTCCAGCGCCAGCAGTAGGATTCTCAAGCAGTGGCAAACCAATGCCTGTACAACCAGAACAACCAGAACTCTAAAAGGAGAGACAAATGAAAACATTCTTAGCATTATTATTAACAGCGGCATTTGCAATGCCAACAATGGCTGCTGAAGAAGCACCAAAAACTAAAAAGGCTTGCGTAACTCAAAAGGACGCAAAAACTGGTAAGGAAAAAGAAGTTTGTAAAACAGTCAAAGTACACAAAAAGCACGAAGGTACCAAAGTAGAAGGTACTAAGCCAGATACAGCGACTAAGAAATAAATTCTTGACATCCTAAGAAAGGTATAGTATAATTACTACTATACCTTTTTTCATCATACACTATGGATTATTATTCAATACTAGGAGTTTCAAAATCTGCTAGCCAAGACGATATCAAAAAAGCATATCGTAAATTGGCTTCAAAGCACCATCCTGACAGAGGCGGCGATACTTCTAAATTTCAACAAATTGAAGAAGCATATCGCACCCTTAGTGATGACCAAAAACGAGCTCAATACGACAACCCAATGCCACAGTATAGTTTTCATACTGGCAATATGAACGACATGAATGATTTGTTTGGTGCCATGTTTGGTGCTAATCCCTTTGGTGCTGGCTTTAGACAGCAGTCCAGAAAGAACAGGAATATCAATATCCGTGTCGAAATGACTTTAGAAGAAATACTTGTCGGCAAAGAAGTTACTGGCAGTATCAGATTACCTAGTGGAAAAGAACAGGCACTACAATTAAGTATTCCTGCAGGTGTACAAAACGGTGACTCAATTCGTTTTAGAGGATTAGGAGACGACAGCATTCCTAATATGCCTAGGGGCGATGTAATAGCACAAATTATTGAACTTCCACATCCAAGATTCAAACGTGATGGCAGGAACTTATATGCAGAAGTAGAAATTTCTGCGTTTGATGCTATGTTAGGAAAAACAATCCGCTTTAAAACATTAGAAGACAAAGAATTAGAAATCAAAGTTCCGGCAGGCATACAACCTAGTCAAATGATTAAGTGTGATAGTTACGGACTTCCAGTCGGTCCACACAATCATCAAAGAGGAAATTTGTTTATACAAGTACAAATTACAATTCCCAAAATACTATTCACGGAAGATAAGATTCAAATTGAGCAACTTTCAGACCGTTACAGAACCTAAAGATTTTTATCTTAGAACAGATCCAGACCCAATACTCTATACAAAATTAGAGCCCTTTGATTTTAATTGCGGCATCGATCCTAACCAAATAGAACAAGCCATGGTCGAGATAATGCTAGGCGGCCGTGGCATCGGCATTGCCGCTAATCAAGTTGGATTTGATCGCAGAGTTGTTGTAGTCAAACCTAGTGGGCAAGAACCATTTGCCATGTTTAATCCCGAAATTGTCAGCGGATCCGACGAGTGTATAGACGAGGAAGGCTGTTTGAGTTTTCCAAATTTGTTCATAAAGATTAACAGATTTAATAATATTACAATAAAATATCTTGACAAGACAGCAAAAGAATGTACAATTACATTAAGTGGTTATGACGCCAAGTGTATTCAACATGAAATTGACCACTTAGACGGCATTACTTTTACCAAAAGAGTAAGTAAGTTAAAGTTAGATTTAGCACTGAAAAAACAGAGGAAATTAAATGGTAGAACCAAGTGATCAACTGCAAGTAGTTTTTGAAAAGGCTGTTGCAGACTGTAAAAAATTAGGACACGAATATGTCACGCTAGAGCATCTTATTTTTGCTATGCTCTGCGAAGAAAAGTTCTACGAACTTCTTGTAAACTTCGGTGGTGACGGGGATTACATTAAAAAGAATCTCGAACACTATCTTAAAAATCAATTAGACGAAATTAAAATAGATCCAATTCCCAAAGGATTTAAACCTAAGAAGACTCAAACTGTTGAGCGTGTTCTTAATCGTGCATTCACACAAGTCCTTTTCAGCGGACGTCAAAGCATTGAGCTTGTAGATGTGTTTATGAGCGCACTTAGCGAAAAGCGCAGTTACGCTGTATTCTATATTAATAAGGGCGGCGTGGATCGTGAAAAGTTTGCTGATTTTATTAACAGCGAAATCGATGAAGACGAAGAAGAACAGGTCACAGATGCACAAAGTGAAAAAGCACTGAAAGCATTTACTACTAACCTCAATGACCAAGTCAAGAAAAATAAAATCGATCCAGTTATCGGTAGAACTGAAGAACTAGAACAAATTGCGCTAGGGCTCGGTCGCAGAACTAAAAATAATGTATTGTTAGTAGGCGACCCTGGTGTAGGTAAGACTGCTATCGCAGAAGGCCTAGCACATAATATTATTAATGGTGCTGTTCCTGACTTCTTAAAAGAATATACAGTCTATAACTTAGACATTAGTGCTATGCTTGCTGGTAGTAAATATCGCGGTGACTTTGAAGAACGTTTTAAATTAGTACTTAAGGCACTAACAGGCAAAGGCAAAACTGTATTGTTCATCGATGAAGCACACATGATTAGTGGCGCAGGCGCAGGTGGACAAGGTAATGCCAATGACTTGGCTAATATGATGAAGCCTGCTCTAAGCAAAGGCAACATTAAAGTAGTTGCATCTACTACTTGGGAAGAATATCGTAAGTACTTTGAAAAGGATCGTGCGTTAATGCGCCGTTTCCAACGCATCACTGTTGACGAGCCTACTCCAGAAGTAGCAGTAGATATTCTTAAAGGTATTAAGAAGTATTACGAAAAACATCACGGTGCTGAAATTACAGATGCGGCTATTGAAACAGCAGTTAAATTATCTGTAAAATATATGACAGATAAGAAATTACCAGATAAAGCAATTGATCTAATTGATGTGGCTTGTAGTCGTTTCAATATTAAGAACGCAGAACATAAGATTGTCGATGTTCCTGAGATTCAATACGAATTAGCAAAAATGGTTAAACTTCCCGAAGACACAGTCAAGGAAAAAGAAAACGAAAATCTTGTTAACCTTGAAAAGAACCTTAAAGGTGAAGTTTATGGGCAAGATGAAGCCATTGACGAAATCGTTGATAAGATTCTTGTAGCACAAGCAGGACTTAAATCTGATAATAAACCAGTGGGTAGTTTTGTATTCATGGGGCCAACTGGTGTTGGTAAGACTGAAGCCGCAAAACAACTTAGTAAACAGTTAGGTGTTCCACTTATTCGCTTTGACATGTCGGAGTATCAAGAAAAACACAGCGTATCTAAGTTGATTGGTAGCCCTCCTGGATATGTTGGCTTTGAAGAAAACGCTGGCTTGTTGATTACTAAACTACAAGAGAATCCACATTGTGTTCTATTGTTAGACGAAATTGAAAAGTCACATCCAGATGTAGCAACTATCCTATTACAGATTATGGACAATGGTTTTGTAACAGGATCTAATGGTAAAGTAGCAGATGCTCGTAACATTATTTTGATTATGACTACTAACCTTGGCGCACAAGATGCTGAAAAGAACGTTATTGGTTTTGGTAGTCAAGATAATGACTACGAAGATAAAGAACTTAAGAAATTCTTCGCTCCAGAGTTCCGCAATCGTTTAGATGGTGTTGTTACATTTGGTAAACTAAGCAAAGAAACAATGATTAAAATTGTTGGCAAGTTCTTAGTTGAGTTAAAAACACAGGTCAAGGATAAGGGCATTAAGATTACAATCAGCAACGAAGCAATTGACTACTTGGTAGATAAGGGCTTTGATAAGAAGATGGGTGCTCGCCCATTGCAACGTGTAATCGATAAGGATATTAAGCGTCCATTATCCAAACTTATGTTGTTTGGTGGTCTGAAACAGGGTGGAGCAGTAAACATCAATGTTGAAGACGATGAAATTAAACTCGAATTACAGAATGAAACTGTACAAGCAAACATCTAAATTGTTTTTTGACAAATATGTCAACAAGATTAGTGTAATAAATGTTTTTGCTTCGGAGTTTCGTAGCAGAACTATCGCTCGGGCAATGGCTTCAATCAAGATTCTTAGTGATCAAATTGAAGCCGTCCCGGATGGTAGAGTACAACTTAGATCCTGGCGTAAGAAATATGCTACAGTCAGTGATGTAATCTACATAAACAAACTTGTAGATTTACTTAATAAAGAAACTGATTTTTTGTTGCGTGTAGAAAGCGACACATTAAGCATTTACACCAACAGTGATTCTTTATTAGATGCTGTTCAACTATTAGGACATGTTAAAGAAGTAACTAAACCTGCAGACGATAAAGTTAGGAAGTTTCTATTAACTAACCCTAACTGTATTATATCTAAAAAGTATACGCACAAGTATAGAGTAACTGTAAATCCTCTACGTGATTCTAGCGAAAGTTTCCACGCATGGGCAGAGCAGATTCCCAGCATTAAACTGCTAAAGCGTACATACCACTCCGAAGGCTACTTTTACGCCGCAAATGAAAAGACCCTAGGAATGTGCAGACTATTCCTGGGCAATAAGATACGCAGAGTGGACGAAATGTACCTAATCAGCGAAATTTAATACAGTTGTAAAATAGCATAAATACTCTATTAGTGGAGTATGTATATCCGCGGCTCTATGCAGAACATGGTGATTATATGAAAATAAATGATGTAGATAAGCAAGCAGAACAGTTTAAAGACGTCGATTTCGTCGATGATTTAAAGTTTTTTATGCACAACGACCCACGTTTTTATCGTAAGGTAGTTTATCCTGTAATCGCTGAATTAAAAGGCAAGTTGAAATCCGGCGGCAAGTGCAACGAAATGTCATTTATGCCCTGCATCGATAAAGCCATACCAGTTTATTGCAATAAATTCAAAATCACCCAAAACCCAAAAGTATTATTCGATCCCGAAGAAGTACAGGACTTGGCTGTTAAAATGTTCCACGAAGAAAAACATAACATCGAAAACGGTGTTTATGATGGGAGAGATGAATGATCCTATTAGAAGGTGGAAATGTATTTCCTGATGTAGAACCATTTGGCAAGGATGAAGCCAAGGAAGTACTAGCCAAGGCGCAATCAATGATGCCGCAGGGCATTGATTTAATTCCTGTTGGCAGTGCCGGCCATAAAGCCAGTTCTGGAGACATGGACTTAATGGTCGACGAGCAGTCCATGTTAGACTTTTTTAAAGTTAAGACAGCCAAAGAAGCAAGACAAAAATTAAAAACATACTTTCAAGATAGAGGCACCGAATCTGCACTAACTGGCATCAATGTACACATTAAAGTTCCTAACGGCGATAAGTTTGCACAAGCAGATATTATGTTTGTTAAAGATGCTGGCTCTGTTAGTAAATTTCATCAACACGATTATAGCATTGAAAATACTCCATTCAAAGGTTTACATAAGCACATACTACTTTCCAGTATTGCTAAAGAAACTCGTAACCAAAGATATCCTTACGGACTAATGTGGAGCGGATTCCAAGGGCTGTTTGCCCGAGATGAAAATGGAAAGAAGGCAGACTTTGTTTCTCACAATGCAGACGAAGTTGCTAAAATTTTAATCGGTGCTCATGCTACTGCCGCTGACTTAGGTAATGTAGAAAGAATTATTGCCGCACTACCAGGTAAAGAACAAAATCCAAAAATTCAACACGCACTAGCCGATGAGAACTGGCCTGGCAACGAAGGCAAAAAGCCTGAAGATGTTAAAGAAGGTTCTGCCGAATGGTTCTCATGGATGCAAGGCGTAGTAGAAGGTACTTATGGACGTTACTGGTGCAGTACAGATAAAAAATGGAAACAACGTAAAGGTCCCAAGCAGTCAAGGGGCGAAGAATGAGATTAAGAGAACTATTTGTTGAATCCACAGAAACAGTTAAAAAGAAACTGGGCCGTGCATTCAACCATCTCGAAGATCTAGTTTTCTTCTACGGCATCGACGGTACCATCGAAGCATTAGACCACGTTAAAGAAATCGCTACACAAGAAGGTTCTGAAAGCATTCGCATGAAATGGGACGGTAATCCTCAAATCTATTGGGGTCGTGAAACAAAGAATGGACCATTAATTCTAGCAGGACACAACGGTTGGGCACGTGGTGCTAAGACAGATAATCCAGAAGCAGTAAAAGATTTTATTGCTAACAAGAGCGGTACACCTAAGACAGAAGAAGAGCGTAAACAACGTGAAGAATTTGCCGCCAAGTTTGCAAATTTATATCCAGCATTTGATGCGGCAACTCCAAAAGATTTTGTAGGCTTTGTCTATGCTGACGCATTATTTTTAAACAGGCCCGATTTAAAAGACGGAGTATACACATTCTGTCCAAATCCTAAATCACAAACTTGTTATCATGTCAGAGGCGACAGTGATTTAGGTAAGCGTATTGCTTATGCAGATGTAATGGTTGTCGGTCATGCTTATTTCCCACAATTTGGAATGGATGACAGTGAACAAGAACCGTTAGACGATTTTGATCAATTTAATGCTAATCCTAAATTAATTGTACAAGGTCCGATATACAATAAAAAATCTGTTAGTATCGATACTAAGATGATTGATAACATTGAAGGTTATGCACAACAACACGCAGAACAAATCGAAGGATTCTTGTCCGATACTGCTGGGTTAAGTGACCTTAAGAATATATTCTACACCTATGTAAATCAAACAGCAAGAGCTAAACAGTTAAGCAGTTTAGGTTTACAGAATTTTAACGCATGGTTGGAAAAGTCAAAAGTTAGTGCAGGAAAACAAGAAAAAATACAGGCTAAAATAGAAGCCCATCCTAACGCTGTAGATGCTATATTTTCTCTAGTTAAACAAATACAATCAATGAAAAACCAAATACTTGCACAGGTTGAAGGCGAGCAAGGAGATATCTGGGACACAAACGGAGAAGGTCGTGTACGCTATGCTGGCCCTGAAAAGAAATTCGGTAATGTAAAGTTAGTAAACAGAGACCAGTGGACTCCTGGGGAATAATATGAGATTAAGAAATTTATTTGAAAATAAAACAAGTGAAGTAGCCATTATATTTGGTCGATTCAATCCTCCGCACAAAGGACATAAAGCCGCTTGGGAAACTGCCGCTACTAAAGATGTATGGTACGTTGGTACTAATGAAAGTACTGTAGGACCAAAAGACCCACTGCCATACAATGTAAAAACAGAATGTATGAAAGTTATTTGGCCTGATGTTACAGGACATATTGTTGCCGAAACAAGTTGGTTAACATTAGCCAGTTATGTATATCAGAAACACGGTGCAGTAAAATTAATCATCGTTACTGACGAAGCATGGGTAGTTCCTACTGTACAAGATTATAATGGAAAGTCTGGTCCGCACGGCGAATACAATTTTCCAGAAATTAGACTGTTCCACGACAGTATAGAAGAAGCAAAATTAGAATTACGTAAGAGCTCTGCTACAAGTTTACGTGAAGCAGTAGCCAAAGGCGACAGACAAGCATTTAGCGATGCCGCTGGCGTAAGTTCAGAAACACCTGTTATGGGTAAACCATTCTTTGACTTAGTTGCCGAGTACTTGATGCCCTATGAAGAAAAGGCGAAGGAAAAAGCAAAGAAAAAAGATTCTAAGAAAAAAGAAGAACCTAAGAAAAAAGAAGAGCCTAAAAAAGAAAAAGAACCTAAGAAGGAAAAAGATGCTATGAAAATGTCAGAATTAGAAGAAGGCCGTTACGGTAGTTACGATGCGTATCAACGCGATTACGATTCTAGTCGCACAGGCTTTGGACGTCGTGAACGCGAAGATGATGAATATGTTAATGGACCGGATCCAGAAGAGTATTCATTCCGTTTTACTCTTATTGACAAGGACGGAAATGAAGTTGAAAGAACACCCCGTGTAACTACTACTAAAGGTCGCGAACACGCAAAGAATTATGCTCACGATCACTACGTAAAAGCAGGATTTACTGTTGTTAAGGTTTCATAATAAATGAAACAATATAGAATCAGTACAGAAAATTTAAATCAAGACAGTCCAGACGACTGCTTACTTGATCCTTCTGATCCTATATACGAAATTAAATCTATGCAGTATCTTGCAGGCTTAGGTCATGCCGCAAGACTACACGAGTATCAGGGCAGTAACATCAGTGTTACTGGCAGTGATAAAGGCAGAATACAGAGAGAACAAAACATTAAACCTGGAACACCTGAGTGGTTTCAGTTATGGTTTAGTTTACCTTACATGACAGGCGAAAAACCGGTAAATAAAAAATGAGAGCAAGCGATTTAGAATTACCCCAAGGCATGGAAGTCTATGTAGACATGGACGGAGTTCTTGCAGACTTTTTCACAGAGTATGCTAAACTTGCTGGCATTAAAAGCGGAAACTACAGAGACATTCCACCAGCGAAGACTGATCCTACATTAAACAAAATGGTAGGAACAGACTTTTTTGCACGTCTACCAAAGTTTCCTACAGCAGACAAACTAATTGATATTGTAGTTGATGTGGCCGGTGGCTACAATATTTGTTCTAGCCCATTACGCGGCGACCACGAAGGCAGTGAAAAATACAAACGTATTTGGATCGATGAACACTTAAATCAACTGCCAGACAACATTTACATTGTTTCAAACAAAGCCAAGTACGCTAGAAATCCTAGCGGAATGCCTAACGTATTAATTGACGACAGAGGTAGTAATATCAGTGCTTGGGAAGCCGCTGGCGGTATTGGTATCAAATATCAAGCAGACGAAGATAGTTTACAAGTAATATTAGATGGACTTAAACGTGCTAAACGTGTGGGACAAGGTGAAGAAGAACACGAACCACAGCAGTTAAAAAGTCTAGATAGAAGTCAAGGAAAATTAATTGCCACTAGTGGTGACAAAGATGTAGACGAAGGTCGTAAGAAAAAACGCAGAAACAAATACGGTGCGTTATATGGACCAGGTCCTTACGGACTATATGGTACCGATGCAGGCTACAGTGGTGTAGGTAGTGTGCCTGCGGGAGACGGCGGTGACGGCGGCGGATTGATGGAAGCATGGACTCCAGATAAAAAGCAACGTATCAAAGACTTTGCATTATGGGCTATCAAACTTTTAGAAATAGAACAAGCACCACGTATTAAATTAGTAGGTGATACAAAGACTACTGCACTTGGATACTTTGATCCTGAAACACAAGACATAGTTGTATCTGTTAAAGATAGACATCAAATGGATATTATGCGAACACTAGCACACGAATTAGTGCATCGCAAACAAAACGAAGCAAGAGAATTAGATGGTGCAACTGGCAGTCCAGACGAAAACGAAGCCAATGCTCTTGCTGGAGTATTGCTACGTTACTGGGGTAAAATGAATCCAGAACAGTTTAACGAACATATTGTTAAAGTTAAAGGCGGTTACGAATTAAAAAGCAAACATGGTAATAAGAACTTAGGTAAGTATCCAACTCGCGCCGGTGCAGAGAAACGTGAACGTCAAGTACAATATTTTAAACACGCAGAAGAAGACCAGCACCCTAATGAAAAACCAAGAGGTCCTGAAATTAAACCTACAATGCCTAGAGGCACTGTTAGAGTTGATGTAAGTGATGTGTATGATTGGTACAAGTTAGGTAAGAATATTGCCAACTTAAAAAATTTATCAAATAAAGATTTTGGTAAAGGGCCTCCTAGTACTATTGTATCTTTTGGCAGTGAAGAAGAAGAGCACAAATATATTGCGGCTTTGAAAAAGTTGGGCCTTGATACCACAGACATTGACCCGGTTGATCCAAAGCGGCCTAAGAATATGCCGCGTCAAAAAGTTGATCCGACATTTAATGTAGATGAAAACTTTGCCGATGGAAAAAATCCACAAGATAAAGGTGATAGTAAACGTCACGGCATCACTAAAGGCATGAGCATAGCACAGTTAAAAAAGATACGCAGTAGCGATTCTGCTAGTCCACGTAAAAAACAATTAGCACACTGGCAAATTAATATGCGTCAAGGAAAAAAGAAATGAGATTGATAGACATTATAAACGAAGGTGTTATTGATATGATGGCTTTGGCTAAACGTGCCAAGGCATTATTAGCACAAGGACTAAGCGAACAACAAGCACAGGATAAACTTGTTAAAGAAGGTATTCCTGCAAGATTGGCCGCGCAGGCTGTACAAATGGCACAGATGAGCGAAACTGTTGCAGATCAACTTACCTTAGAAGCACCTATTGCCGCTACAGATGATCCTATGGATCCTATGATTCACAGTCACAATAAAGCAAATCCTATGACGTTAAAAGGACGCATTTTGCAAACACGTAAACAGTTACAAGAATTAGCACGTATGGCAGAAAGCGATGACCTAGCAACTTGGCATCAAATTACTAAGTTAGCCAAAGGCGGCATGTTCATGGGTTTAGAACAGAATTTAGAGCAAGTACGTCACGGTTTAGAAGAATTAGCCGCTAAACGTAAGAAGGGCGGAATGCAGAGTCGTGGAATCGATAAGTTTGACGAAACTGCAACACCGGGAGGCACTAGTGCAGGTATGGTTAGTGTGGGTCCTGTATACAAAAATAAAGCCGGAAAAACACCTAAAAATAAAGACGGTACTGCTAAAAATGCCCTAGATATGAAGGCTAATCTGTTAACAGGCGGCAGTATAGCAAAACGATAAATACAACACCAGGAGATTTTAACCATGCACGACCAGATGAGACCAGTTATGCCAGGACCAGTGGACGACCACGAAGGGGCTATGGCACGTTCAGAACTATATAGAGCCGCAAAGTACTCTATGAAATTGTTCCAAATGATTCAAGACGGACAAGATTTAGAAGGTTGGGTACAGGCTAAAATTACTAAATCTGCAGATTACTTAGATAGTGTATATCACTATATGGAGTACCAAGTTAAGTTCGGCGATGGCAGCAACGCATCCAACATCGACGACATTACAGGTGATGCTGAACAAGAGCTACCAAGCGAAGAGCCAGTGTCTGACATGGATGACGAAGAAAGGAAAATTGACGAAATGACTACATATGAACAAAAATTAGCATCCTTGTTAGAAGGTGCTGTTAAAGAAGCGTCTGGTGTACGTGCAACTGACAAAAAGAAAGGTCAAGTTGATAAATCAGAAAAGAAACAATACTTTGTTAAACTTGAAAAAGATAACAAAACTCGTGGTGTTACTACTGTTGCCGACGAAGGCGAAAGCCAAGGCGAAGTACGTGATCGTATGAAACGCGACAATCCAGGTTGGACTGTGGCCAGCATCCGTGTTAAGGATGAAATCGACGAAGCCGCAGAAAAAATTGCCAAGGCTGAAAAAGACGCCAAGAACAAGAAAGAAAAAGACAAGATGATTAAGGAAGCCCTTACACAAGTAGTCGAAAAGGCTGTAAGCAAAGCACAACAAAAATTTATGGGCATGGTACACGCCGCAAAGAAAGGCGAAAAGCCAGCCAGTAAGGAAGTTGCTAAAGTTGCTAAAGGCATGAAAGACAAAGATGCCAAAGACTTTGCTAGTACAAAGCATAAAGGTCTTCCAGAAAAGAAAAAGAAAACTGACGAAGGTCAAGTAATGAGCCCACCAGATGGTGCTACAGCCGCTCCTAAGAAAGATCCAAAGACTGGCAAGTATCCAAAAGTAACTTCTGGTCCAAACAAGGGTAAAGAGTGGAGCGAAAAGACTCCTGGTCCTACAAATCCAGCATTTAAAGAAGGTGCTGAAGCAGATAGCCCAACTGCAAAAGCACTCGCAAAATACGAAGAACAATACAAAACTGCTACAGGTGCCGATAAGACAAACTTAGCAAGAACTATTAGTGCTCTTAGAAAGAAATTAGAAGCCGAAGGTGGTACAACTGCTCCTACGCCAGCAGTACAAGAATCTAACCTAGTTAAGTCTATTGTTAGAAAAGTTGTTGCTGAAAAGAAAAAGGGCGATGGTAACTTAGCCAACAATGCTAAACCATATGACAAAGTAACCAAAGGTGATGTAGTTGCTGGTCGTTTAGGCAAAGACGAAATGGGCGGCAAAGCAGATAAGAAAAAAGAAACAGTTAAAGAATCTACTGACTTATCTCGTTTGAAATTCTTATCAGGCCTATAATATCATGGACATGAAACAAATTTTACAAGCACTAGATAAAGCATCTAGTCGTAGAGTAGAAGGCGCAAATGACATGCGCCGTTTCGTGTCTATTGTGCAGGAAAACAATACATTAAAAACAGTTGCTGACAAAGTTGCGTCTGCCGCTGATGCCGCAAAAGAAAAACTCAGCGGCAGACGCAACTTTGTCAGCAACTGTT